AATATTGCTGACAGATCATTTATGTCTAAACACTCACACTCTAAATAATAAAAAAATGGCAGAATCAGTAAAACAAGAAAAAAAGAACCTTATGAAGGATATGCCTGTAGATAAAAAAGCAAGTATGTCTATGAAACCAGGTATGTTCCAAATGAAAAAAGGTTTTCAAATGAAACCAGGACAATCAGGTAGAGAATCATTTGATAAAGGAGCCTTAAACCAAAACGCTTTTTATGCTGCATTAAATGATGCAAAAGAAAATAATAAAGATAGCTTTACAGTAGGCGGTAAAAAATTTCAAGTCTCAATGAAAGACCCAATGAAAATGAAAGACCCAATGAAAATGAAAGATCCGATGAAGATGAAAGATCCGATGAAGATGAAAGACCCGATGAAGATGAAAGATCCTATGCAGATGCAAAACCCTCCTTTAAAAGCTTACGGTAGAAAACCTTTAAAAATGGATTCAATTAACAAAGAAGAGCTTGCTAAAGGAGCTGCTAAAGGAGCCGCTGAAGCTGCTAGTGAAAACATTACACAGGCGCAGACGAATAGAATCGAAAATAAAAAAATGCTTAAAAGTGTTGAGCAAAAACCTAGAGTTCCTGTGCCACAACAGCCAAAACGCGTTCATGGTTTAAGACCTAGAAAAGTTTAAATTTTAAACAGTAGAGTCTGTATAAAACTCATAATTAACATTAACAACAATCATTAACAAAAATCAAAAATCAAAATTATGGCAAAATTTATCTCAATTCACTCATCAGGATCAGGACTTGCTGGTGGTGATATTCTAATTAATGCTGATAACGTAAATTCAGTTATCGCAGCAAGTGGAACTACTACAGTTTTAAAACTAAATGGTCCAGCTTTAGATGAAGCTACAGTGACTCACACTTCAGTTGGAACAGTTCCTTCAGTAAGAGACGCTATTAACTATGCATTAACTGCTAACCCAGGTGGTGTAAAAGCTAAAGTTCAGCTTCCAGCTGGAATCACAGTAAGTTCAGTAGCTCTTGCATAATGAAATCTAGAGGCTTAGGAGACGATATAGAAAAAGTAACTAAAGCAACTGGTATTAAAAAGTTGGTTGACACAGTGTCACAGGGTTTAAATATACCCTGTGGCTGTGAAGGCCGAAAAACTTTTTTAAATAAAATGTTTCCTTATAAACAAAACTAATGGCTTTTAAAATTAAGCAACCTTTTCCTATTGATAACACACCTATATATAACGTACCGTTAGAAGACGGTGTTGTTGGTAAGGCAGATAGAAATGGAGCTATTTTAATTGACAAAGATGTAAACACTCCTCTTGAAAGAAAAGAAGTTATTAAACATGAAATGGTACATATAGATCAAATGAAAAGAGGCGATCTTGATTATGATGATAAAAATGTGTATTGGAAAGGTAAGGTATATCCTAGATCAAAAATGAACGAAGGCTCTATGAAGCTTCCTTGGGAAAAAGAAGCTTGGAGCGTATATAAAAAATAACATGTCAAAACCTAAAAAGAAATTCGCAGAAAGTACTGTAGGTAAACTTTTATTTGGCGCTGCTTCAATAGTAAACCCTGCTTTAGGGAACGTACTAAAAGGAGTAACATCACCAGGTGAAGCTATAGCAGCTATAGGTAAATCAGATGTAAGCTCTGATGACAAAATAAAATTACAACAATTAATATACGAGCAACAAAATAAAGAAATGGAGTCTATCACCTCAAGGTGGCAGGCGGATTCCGCTTCAGATTCGTGGCTTTCTAAAAACGTACGCCCACTAGTTTTAGTATGGTGTATTGTTGTATTTTCACTAGCAGGATTACTTGATAGTGTAGATACAATACCATTTCACATAGGTGAAACATGGAATGATACTTTTGAGAAAGTTATGATGGCTGTTGTACTCGCATATTTCGGAGGACGAAGTGGAGAAAAGGTTACAAGTATATTTAAAAAGTAAATAAAACGTGTAACTATACTAATAGTTAAGTAAATAAATAATTAAATTAAATTAATATGAGTAAAAAAATTACCGAAGACCAATTAAAGAAAATCCAAGATTTTCAAAAAGAGTTAAATCAACTTTTAAATGAAACTGGAATTTTAGAAGTCCAAAAAACCGCAGTATTAGCGAAGTTTCATGAGGTTAACAAATCTACTGAAGAGTTTAAAAAAGAACTTGAAGAAGAGTATGGATCAGTAAATATCAATTTAGCTGATGGCACATATGAACCAATTGAAAAAGAAGACGACGATAAAAAAGAAGAATAATGTCGTCAGTTATCAGAAAAATCAGTATCGGTTCTGATTATAAAACCGATGCAATGCATTATTCTGTTGGTCAGTCTGTGTATGGTGGTCACACTATATCACATATAATATCTGATCAAAAAGACAATTCTTATAACATTTTTATCAAAAAAAACAATGAGGTGTTGCCGTGGAAGAAGTTTAATTCTAACATGGCAATATCCGTTGAGTATGATTTAGAATATTAATGAACAGTTTATTTGACTTTATCGTTGAGCCTTGCGGCCAGCGATATAATAATGAAGTAAAAGTAGGTGACACAAGCCTTATAATTAATACTGAACTAGATAGTTATAAATCTGTAAATAATATAGGTAAAGTTATATCAACACCTTTAGCTTATAAAACAAGTATAAAACCAGGTGACTTAGTAATGATTCATCATAATGTGTTTAGAAGGTTTTATGATATTAAAGGTAAAGAAAAAAATAGTCGAGCTTATTTTAAAAATAATTTATATTTTGTACAATTAGATCAAATATATTTATATAAAAAAAATAACAAATGGCAGTCTTTTGGTGATAGATGTTTTATAGCACCAATAAAAAACAATGATGAAATTAACGCTTCTTTAGAGCAAAGTCTTATTGGTATACTAAAATACGGTAATAACTCCTTAGAAGCGCTAGGAATAACCGAGGGAGACCTTGTAGGTTATAAACCCTTTGGTGAATATGACTTTGTTGTAGAAAACAAACGTCTTTATTGTATGAAATCTAATGATATTGTAATTAAATATGAACGTCAAGGAAACGAAGAAGAATATAATCCAAGCTGGGCAGAAAGCAGTTGAAGAATTAATTAAAGTAGCGAAAGAACCTATTGTTGATTCTGACGATGATATATCTGCTGATAGATTAAAAAATGCTGCGGCAACTAAAAAGCTTGCAATATTTGATGCGTTTGAAATTTTGACACGTATTCAAGAAGAAGAAAATATATTAGATAACAAACCTGCAGAAAAAAAACAAACTTCTTTTGGTGGTTTTGCAGAAAGAAGATCTAAATAATGTATAAACAAACATTATATAAAATAGTTGAACCAATTAAAGAACATGTTATTAAAAGGTTTAACAAAAATAAAAAATGGAAATACGGTTATAATTCTGATTATGATATTATAATTATATCAAAAACAGGAGAAATAGGTGAAATATATGAAATACAAAATTTACGTATAGCTTTACCTTTTAAAAATAACGTATATAAAAGATCAAATAAAAAGTTAGAACAATACTGGGAAGTATTTGAGCGTAAAAAAGAGTTAAAGAAAATTAAAACTATATTTGATTGGAAAGAATATCCAGACGCTTTTAAAGAACAATTACACGATTATATTGATGAAGAATTTAAAAGAAGAGAAGAAGGTTTCTGGTTTTACAATAAAGGTATTCCTACCTATATTACTGGTACTCACTACATGTATCTCCAATGGTCAAAGATTGACGTTGGACAAGCTGAGTTTAGGGAAGCAAATAGATTATTCTTTATATTTTGGGAAGCTTGCAAAGCAGACACAAGATCATATGGGATGTGCTACCTTAAAAATAGACGAAGTGGATTTTCATTTATGGCATCAGGAGAGACTGTTAATCTCGCAACAATATCTAGCGACTCTAGATTTGGAGTATTATCTAAGTCAGGTGCAGATGCTAAAAAAATGTTTACAGATAAAATCGTACCAATATCCGTCAACTACCCATTTTTCTTTAAACCCATACAAGATGGTATGGACAGACCTAAAACAGAACTTGCCTACAGAGTACCAGCTTCTAGGTTTACAAGAAAAAAACTTGAAACAAATCAACAGCTTGAAGAAATTGTTGGGCTTGATACAACTATCGACTGGAAAAATACAGGTGATAACTCTTATGATGGTGAAAAGCTTGCCTTACTCGTACATGATGAAGCCGGTAAATGGGAAAAACCTGAGAATATTCTTAATAACTGGAGAGTTACTAAAACAACATTAAGACTAGGTAGTAGAATAATTGGTAAATGTATGATGGGTTCAACGAGCAACGCTCTTGACAAAGGTGGTAGAAATTACAAAAAACTTTATTATGACTCAGATGTTACCAAAAGAAACCGCAATGGACAGACTAGCTCAGGACTATATTCTTTGTTCATACCTATGGAATGGAACTACGAAGGATACATTGATACTTATGGACACCCTGTCTTTGATACTCCAGAACAAGCGGTTGAAGGAATCGATGGTCAAAAGATTAAGATCGGGGTTATTGAGCACTGGGATAATGAAGTAGATGGCCTTAAGGATGATTCTGACGCACTTAATGAATTATATAGACAGTTTCCACGTACTGAAAAACACGCGTTCAGAGATGAAACTAAAAAGTCTTTATTTAATTTAACTAAAATCTATCAACAAATAGATTATAACGAAGACTTAAAAAATTCTAATGTAATTACTCAAGGTAATTTTCAATGGGAAGGTGGGATTAAAGATACAAGCGTACAGTTTTTTCCAAATAAAAACGGTAGATTTTTAATTTCATGGGTTCCAGACGCACACCAACAAAATAGATATATTATAAAAAACGGTAAAAAATATCCAGCAAACGAGCATATGGGTGCTTTTGGCTGTGATAGTTACGATATATCTGGTACTGTTGATGGAAGAGGTTCTAAAGGATCTCTTCATGGTTTAACAAAATTTACAATGGATGGTCCACCTAATTTATTCTTTTTAGAATATATTGCAAGGCCACAAACAGCAGAGACATTTTTTGAAGATGTTTTAATGGCTTTATATTTTTACGGTATGCCGTTATTAGCAGAAAATAACAAACCTAGATTACTATATTATTTAAAAAGAAGAGGTTATAGAGGTTATTCAATGAATCGTCCTGATAAAACAATGTACAAGCTTTCAGTTGCTGAAAAAGAAATAGGTGGTATACCTAATTCAAGTGAAGATGTAAAACAAGCACACGCGGCAGCAATTGAATCTTATATTGAAAGTTTTGTAGGTTACAACAACGAGCAATATGGTACAATGTATTTTCAACGAACGCTAGAAGACTGGGCAGCGTTTAATATAAACAACAGAACAAAGCATGATGCTTCAATAAGTTCTGGCTTAGCCATTATGGCTTGCAATAAAAATAAATATAGACCAGTTGCTGAAATTATTAAAGAAAAAGTAAATTTAAATTTTTCTAGGTATGATAATAGAGGTTATAAATCAAAAATAATTAATAAATGATTGAAACAAGTACTAACAGTTCATTTCCAAGTCAGGTGGTACCTTTCGGAGAAAAGCTTAGTTTTGAGTATGGTCTTAAAGTAGGACAAGCCATTGAGTATGAATGGTTTAGAGGTGGAAAAGTCAACAGCAGTAAATTTAACGCTGGTTATCAAAACTTTAATAGATTAAGATTATATGCTCGTGGCGAACAATCTGTACAAAAATATAAAGATGAGTTATCAATTAATGGTGACTTAAGCTATTTAAATTTAGACTGGAAACCAGTACCTATTATACCTAAGTTTGTAGATATAGTAGTAAATGGTATATCTTCTAAAGATTATGAAATAAAAGCTTTTGCTCAAGATCCGTTTTCAACAAAACAGAGAACTAACTATGCAAACTCTATTATGCGTGACATGATGAGTAAACCATTGTTAGATAGCATAAAACAAAATTTAGGAGTTG